ACCAATACTGGAACCCAGTCTTTGGTGTATGTAAGTACTTAATTCTGTGAAATAAAATGTTTCTCCAAACTCCCAATTTGTAATTTCAAAATAATTATTGATAGTTGAAATAATTTGTGTTTTAAGTTCATTGTCACTCAGTTGGTCACTTAGTTTTACCACACGGAATTTTGCCTTGTATTGATCTGGTGCGTACTCTCCAAACAACAATTTAAATTTAGCACTACGGAATACCAATGTATCGCTGGCACTCTTGTAACTATTTAGCCCTGTAAATTCTGCAGCCAACTCATTGCTGGTAGGCTCTAGTGGGAAGTCCACAGTGGGCTGAGCTTTCCATTTTTGTACTTCTGAATTGTAACTGGATGTCAACACCAACATTTCAACTATGTTACTGATACTAGGATCAATTCTGACGTCATTGGGTGCAACATGCTGCCATCTGATAAAACAATCATTGATCAGTTTAGCCTGAGTATTTTGTGTTTTTCCTCTGCCATGTTTTACAAAGTATTCGTCTGATTCCACCAATAATATTTGCGAGTTAATAGCAGTGCTGTTTGGCTTCAAGCAGTAAATTTTTTCGCTTTCTGCGACATACACAACTATGCCACTGGCAAACGTTTTATTTTCTAATTCTTTTGCGATATCCAGTGTGTCTACCAATACCCAGTCCACCTGGCTAAGTTGCACAGTGTTTTCTTTGTCTGAACCTCGTGCAATGGTATTTCTGGAGTTATCTACTGCAAGTGCAGTTTCTCCACGATAGTCTAGAACTACGCCCTGTACAGGTTTATCATATGAGTATCCCTGATAGTCTTTGTAATATTCAAATAAGACCAAATCCTGTGACCCTACAAATTTTGCAAACTGTCTGGGATCATCAGGAACCAAATCGCCATCAGTATCAAAAGGTGCTACCTTTACTTTGCGTGGATCAGTGTAACCATCTGTTTCTCTGTACACATCGTCCACATGCCATTTTACTGGCATTTCTAAATTGCTTTTATTAGAGATATAAATTATATCCAGTTTGTCCTGACTGATATTGTTAGTTCTGTCTTTGCTCCAGTGCATGTCATTTTCCTGGATATTGCTGTACAACAAATTTCCTGCTTGTTTAGTTGCATCATAATCCAGCAAAGTCAATCTGCCTGTAACACTGGTGTTTTCTGTACTGCCATCAGCACCCCAACTGTATGCTTCAGTTGCTCCCACTTTAGCCATAAAAATTTCTTCTGAACCATAAGTGCTGTTGGAGGGGATTTGTCTGTAAGTAACAAATATATTGGCGCCTGATGTTCTCACGATGTTTTCACCAAACGTCTTATTATTAAATCTGATTCTGATTTTGCTGGGTAAACTGGTAACCACGCCCAGGTTCGAACCTATCACCACATTGCTATCCTGGGTGATTGCACCCACCTGTTTATATGTGTTGAGCTTAACTGTGGCATCTTTCACATAGGAATTGTTTTCTGCAATTTCAAAAGTGGTATCATCAGAAGGACTTAAAATACCAAAATTACTGACCCAGTTTGCATTAACATCTTGCCAGGTAACGTCACGAGATCGCAATGGCAAGTTCACTCTGTTTGCTAATGGTCTGTGCGGTGTGTTTGTGCTGGTGTTTAACCAGGTCTGTGTTTCACCGTCCCAGGAATAAGTTTCCTTGTCTGCCGGCTTTGCATTAGCAGTGGTAAATGTAATGGTGTCCTGTGAGCTGTTGTTTGTGCGGTCAACCACTTTGACATTTTTAACATTATAAAATTTTAAATCATTTGCACTTTGTACCACATAATCCTGACTTCTGGATGTTAGGGTATAGCGATAGTTGTTTTGGTCAATGGGTGAATATTCCATCAACAATAACCAACTGTTAGGACCTCTGTTCACTGTGTTTAAAGAATATTTGCCTTGTTTAACCAGTGTGGTTATATCTGACCCTGGAATCATATACCAGGCATCTGCAATAAAGTCATAGCCTAAACCAAATGTTTCTCTGGTTTTCATAGCCTGCTCAAATTGTTGCGTTTCTGTTTTAGTAAACAGTGTTCTTAAACTCACTATGGTTTCTGACAAACGCCAACCACCAGGTATTTCTTCGCTCAGTGTCCAGGGGCCTGCACTAGTGGAAATACCAGCACTTAATTGTCCGCTGTTTTCCACACTTAAAATTCTGACCCATTTATATTCTGTTAAATCTTCTGGGTCATACCACTTCATGAATGTGTTTGGCTTAAACTGTCTGCTTCTGGTGTTGTTTGTGACCAACACATTTCTTGCACCAGTGCTAAATTCTTCTGACATATAACCAGTATTACTGGAAGGTTTGATAGGCAATGGATTCCAGGTAACCTTATCAGTATCAGTAAATTTATAATTGTTTACACTACCACCTGATTCAGGATCGGTCCAGACATTTCTGGCTCCATAGTATGCAAAATTACTCATGCCCAAAGTTTTTAACTTAGCAGGAATCACACTGGCTAAAACATCCAGTGCAGTGGTGTTGCTGTTAATGATAATATTTTCTGTTAATAATTTATTTTCCACATATAAAAATGCATCGTCAGCAAAAGTATCCACATTCTGATAAGTTCCTGTGGGGTCATTTAAATCTATATAACGACTATGCCCTGCATGTGTTTTATTGATTGCTTTTAATTTTGTGATGTTACTGCTTTGACTTTGTGGAAATACATTATAATCCTGTGCACTCACCATTCTGTTTTGAGTGTAATATGTTTGTGGTGCACGTTCTTTGATAGCCGCAGCACTTTCTGCTGGTAAACTGTTACCCACAGCATAGTTTAAATTAAATCTTACAGTAAGTGTGTGCGATCTACCGTCAGCATTTTCATAAGGGATTTGCACACTTAAATTTCTGGCATCTTCTGGTTGTATAGTATATCTGGTGGGATCACTTATGCGATGCCATAAACGGAAAATACCCACTGGCACATTACCAAAATTACCATCTGTAAATCTCAGTCTGATACCTTGTGTGCCAATATTTTCTATAGCATACAGGTTTCTGGTGTTTAAATTTGTGCTGTTATAATTAATTGTTTGCCCCACAGTGTTAGGCACACGGCTCCATTTGTTTAATGGTAAACCACCACTGTTAATTTCTTGCAAGTACACATCATTTTCTGCAATGTTAGCCTTGTTGATTTCTTCCAGTCTGTTTTCCAATGGAGTTGTATAATTGAAGTCTGCAAACTCCATGGTGCCCTGACGGAAGAACACAAAAAATCCAGTGTTGTCACTGCTGATACCTGCACCGTCGTTTCTGTAAATCATGTGAAACAGGTTACTGGGGTCAGGATGTCTTTCATAAAAATGACTGTTATCGTCAAAGTCTGGATTAACCACATTAAATGGCTTCTCTTTGCCATTTACTCTGATGTTAAATGGATAAACAATGGGTGAACCCTGCGGTGAATTTATCTGATACAATTCTGTTTTAATACTTCCCACAGTGCCCTGTTTTAGCGGAGAGGTAAATCTGTTAGTTTTACTCATTGCTGCATTCAGGATTGTGATGAATTGTTCGTAGCTCTGATTATTATTTACATCGTCCCAGTAAATAGTTCTGTTAGCCAAATCAGTACCCAAACTGTCTGTTAGTGGTTCAGATGTTTTAACACTTGTGAGTTTCATTAATCCACTTGCTGGAATATTTCTTTTGGGATTGTAGCCCAACATACGTGCCAGTTTAAAAACACTGTCACGACTTTCTGCAGTTTCTAAAAAGTTTTCTCTGGTGTTTAAGTCGACTCTGAATGCAATACTCTGACTTAAATATGCCAGCATTTCTATAATTGCTATAAATTCAGAACTTTCAATATAATCATTAAAATTTTCTGGAAAATTGGTTTTTACATACTCTACTAGAGCACCACGAATTGTATCAAAATCATACGCCTGAAAGTTAATCTCACTATATGCCTTGTAAGCGATTTTCCAATCTTCCGCCGCAAATAAATTTTGCTGTCTGTTAGCCATTATTAAACACCTTCAGTTATTTCTCTTGTATATTCTAAATATAATTGTTCTGTATCACCAAATGGTAAAATTTCTATCACAATCTCCACTCTGATAGCATGGTCTAAAACCAACACTTTGGTATTCTTGTGTGATACCCTGGGGTCGCGAGAAAGTATTTTGGTGACGTCGTCTCGGATTTGGCCATCAAGTTTGCTGGTGCTGGGTTCCATCACAAGATCCCAGATAATACTACCAAATTCAGGACGCATCACACGCTCTCCACGTCTGGTATAAAACTCGTTCAGCAGGTCACGTTTCACTAACTCATTGTCCACTAAAGTGTAAGGTGCCCTTACTTTATTTACTGTGCTGAATCCTTTGAACTTTGCCATACTGTTATTTATCGCTATCATTAACAATAGTTTTAATTTATACCAAAATAGTTGACTTTCTGCTTATATTGTGTTTAAATAACACTAAGCATTTAAAAATAAATGTGACACCGAATTTCAGTTTGCCATGAAATTCTAAATTCACCTTGAGAAAGGTATGACAAATGCGTAAGATTGCTAAAAGGTTCGAGGAAATCTGGGCCAAAGCAGAAGAACGTAACGGTCAATACGGACATCGCTACCATAAGTGTTACGACCATAACAAACGTTATGTGACCATGGGCATCTATGACTCAGTAACAAAAAAGTATGTGATTTTCGATACCATTAATCTTGCTGGCAATTTCAGGTATAATTCCAAAGGAATGCCTGCAGAGCTAGCAGAAATGGAAAAATTGATCGATTAAACTAAGTCCCGGTTCGCCGGGACTTTTTTATACACCCAGATGTTTATCTAGCTCGTCCTGTAGTTGAACTGCAAGTTCATCAAAATTTGCACCACCAGGTAAGTACCCTGCTTGGCTGATGTATTTGCTGGTGTCCATACTGTCTGGACACTGGAACAACACAGCTTCAAATTTTCTCATGCCGGCAAGTCCAGGCTGTACCACAGGTGACTCGCCAGGGGCATTGGGTGCTGTCTGCCAGGATTGCATTTCACGTAACACATTTCCTTTGGCTACAGCATATCCCACAGTGTTGCTAACAGGATCTATTTTGTTCAGATTGTTCAATCCTGTTAGTACGTCACTCTTGAGGAAGTTTTCTGTGCCTATCTGTCTGGCAAAATTACTGATTGCCAGTGTTTCGTTTCCACTAAGTGGTGCTTCGATAGCACCTTTGATGCCGCTAAAGCTCTGATTCAGATCTCCCACCAACCCTAAAGTTGAACCTGCAGGACCTATACCAGCAGAAAAATCTACCAGTTTATTACCTGTGGCATCCTGAAAAATTGTGCCAGCACCATCTTTGAACATGGTTATTCCTTGTTCGCTTAGTAGGTTACCCAGGTCGCCACCATTTTGTGCCATGGCAACAGCCTGTGATATTTTACTTTTCATGTTGGCAATTTCTGGTAAATCCAAACTCATGGGCAAATTCAAAGCATCAATAGCAAACTGACTTAGTTGTGATTCCATTTCGCTTAACTGTTTGCCAATGCCTATAACTTTTTGTGCCAGGGCGTTTGATGTAGGGAATCTGATGGGAGGCAATGCCACTTGTAAACCAGCAACCAATCCTGATAAACCTTGTATAGATGTTAAGTCCAGCTCTGCAACAGACTGCAAATTGCCGGCAATATCGCCCAGTCCTTCAAAAGATGGTATAGCACCAGTTAAATCAGCACCTGCTCCTTGTAGTGCACTAGTTGCAGAGTCTATGGCTCCGGATACTGCGCCTTGTGCTGAATCATACAGTCCCTGAACCTGATCTACTGCTTGCTGAGCACCGCCTGTGATGGGATTACCATTCTGATCTGTATAGCCTGTACCTGCCAGATAACCGTTTGGTGTGTTTACGTTTACTGGCTTGCCGCTCAGGTCAACTGCAGCCGCTGGTAGTTTTGCTATTAAGCCAGGATCAGGTGCTGGAGCCTTGCCTGCTTCTGCAACAGGATCGTAACTGGCATGTCCTTTGAAAGGTTCTGTTGTGACCAGTTTGCTCACAATGGTTTTAATTTTGTCTTCGGTACCGGTTCTTGCACCTGCTGTGGGTGCCGCTGTTTTGCCCTGTAATGCTGCTTCACGATCGAACTCAGGAGGGTCTTTGGGATTATCGCGATGAGTGTTAGTTCCTATCTGTGGTGCCGGCACTGCTGGTAATGCTGGTACAGCAGGAGGCCCGCCACTGTTTAATAAAATCAAGGGTGATGTTATACTGGTTGGTGCACCACTGGTAACATTAAAGCCTGCTGCACTTAGCACACTGGTTGGCAGTGTACTTTGCATTTTGATTGGTCCGGTTGCGGCAAATAATTCCATGCCCAGTGGACCACTTGCTGTGGCTGCAATTCTGCTACCTGCACTGATATCAACATCACCACCATTAGCAGTGAGTTGTGTGTTTAAACCGGCGTAGAGACCCAGGTCTGCGGTTGCTTCAAATCTGATATTACCACCATTACCCAGTGGAGGTATACCCAGGGCACCCAGTTCTGGTATACCCACATATTTGTCACCAATGTTATCACCTGCCGCTTTGATGTTTACATTTTGACCTGCTTCAATATTGATGTTTTTATCTGCACGAAGGTCAAAATTTCCTTTGGCTCTCATTGCTATGGTGCCTTCACTGTGTAGATAAACATCTCCGTCTGTGTTCATTTCAAACCAGGCTGTACCTTTACGGTTTATGATGTAAACAACACCACTTGTGTCGTCCATTAATAATTGATTGCCGCCCGCTGTTCTTAATCTGATTAATCTGCTGTCCAATTTATCATCCATAACAAACTGGTGTCCGCCTAAACGATGACCTTTGTCTTTGTTATTGGGGTCTTTTGGACCAGGTGTTAATATACCATACACATCATTTATGTCAGCTCTTCGGGCACCACTAGTTCCTGCACCTCGTAATGGATCATTAATCAAACCCTGTTTTACAATGCCTTCTGCAATGTCAACATGTAATGGGCGTATGGCATCATTGTGTGTTACACGTTCATCATATTTGTTTTTTTCTGCCACTGGCATCAGCATGCTGGGGTCGCTGTAACTTTTACCAGCAGGCATGCCTGGGACCATGTGTGTGAGTCTGTCTGGGAATAAACAACTGATTATAAAGCCCAGTTTTTGACTGCCATCACCAAATGCCACCAACACCATGTTGCCTTCATCTGGTGGTGGCATCCACAAGCCATAACTTTTTAATGTGTCTAAATAACTTTCTTGATCTTTTCCTACCTTGTCTGGATTAGTACTGCCTGCAAATGGTGAAGTCCAGAAACAAGGATATGTTGTGCTTTTTTCACCACCTTTGTTTAGTGCAGGAATTTCCACTTCATATCTGCCTGAACGATGTTTGTCCAGTGGAGACCTAATGATACCCACATATATGCCCATGAGCGGTTGAGAAGCACTAGTCCTCTGAATAGCCCTGTTGGTATAGTATCTGTTGTTTATATCATTATTACTCATATGTTTATTCCGAATCTTCCGGTGTTGGACTTAGCACAGTGGCATCCAAATTGGTTCGCTGTCCATGAACTTGTACTGTAAACTCACCTTTTGCAAAACTAACTTTAGATTTTATAATGTTGTATACTGCACTAAATGTTCTGCTGATTCCTTTGTATTCCCAATAACCAGAGTTCAGGGGACTATCCTCATCACTCCAGTCTGGATCATAGGTTACAGGTGCTCTGATCTCTAACCAAAATGTGTTTATGTCTCTAAAGTAATTTATTTGTTCTTCTGTGCTGGGCTCTGTGCTTATTGGGCCGCTCAGATACCATGGATCTCCACGCAATGTCATATCCACAGTTTGTAAGAACTGATTAGCATTATGTTGCTCCACTAAAAAACCAAACAGTTTGTTCCTGGGACTGCCTGATTTATATGATGCAGCACTTGTTTTGTTTGTGACGTCCTGTGTTGAGTCCACTTGTTGCTCTATGCGTTTTACATCTCCCACTGTTAGATATCCAAGTCGGTCTACTAAGTCACTGGAAAATGTTTCTGAATCGTTGGGATTCAGGATGTCTTTACTGTAAGCAAAGCCACTGAATTCAGGCACATATGTTTCACGATCTGTGGTGAGTGTTGTGCTGGGATCTTCAGTGGGAGGTGCTGTGGTTGTTTGCCCTGTGTCACCTGCAGTTAGTGCGTCTATCTGATCTGGAGTCAGTGCCTCCAGCAATTGTTCAGCCTGTCGTCCTGTGGTGTCATTCAAAACACCCTGTATATCTGAAGATGATAATCCTGTGACATCTGACAGTCCACCTATCACACTGTCAGTGAGATTGTCTCCAAAAAATTGCAAGCGGTCAAAAAAGTCTCCCACTTTGCTTTTCTTCAAAATATCTCCAGGCTCTTTTATAAAATTTACTAATGCTTCCAGGCCCAGTTCAGTTTCTTCGCTAACCTGGCTGGATAACTGATTACTTGCGATCAGTGAAATATCTCCTACGGTACCGCCTGCAGGTGGTAACAACAACGCCGCACCTGGATTATAAGAAATATCCAGTTGTAATATCTGATCGTTCAATCCTGTGAACAAATAATTGTATGCTTTTAACAGTGACTTATTTGCAACCAGTTGTTGTACTCTGGTCCTGGCATCATTAGGTTCTATTGCCAACTCTTTGCTGTCCAGTGCTATAGAAGGATTTGCAGTTTTATACAACACAGGTCTGTACGTGTACCTTCTGGCATTTATTCCTCGTTTTTTGTCGTAACCCAACAGTTCCACATCTGCAAGTATTCTGAACCAGCTCACAAATGCCTGATCTGTTTTTACGGGAGATTCTGGATCCAGGGGATCTTCTCTGCGACTAACTTTACTGTAAAATTCTGGGCACATGCTTAACAGTGTGGCTAGCACACGATCAAAAGTGGTGCCTTCACGATGTTTAATGGCGTCTTGTTCATATACTGGTTCTGCACCTGTGCCTGTGTACACTGGTGCATCTTCCAGTTGTTGTTGACGGTCAATGATTGTGCCTGCTTTCCATAACTCACTTTGCAATCTGTTTAGATCTTCTATTTCCACACTTTCACTGGTGAGCATGGAGTCATCTGTTAAAACATTTAAACTGTTAGTGCCGCCACTCTGGGTATCTGTGGACACCAGTTCTGACAGATCAATAACATATTCATCAGGAGTTTCTGCACCTGCTTCGTTGCTGTGCCAGTCGTTTAATTTTTGTTCCAGGTCTTCTAGGTGTTCAGTAAGTGTTTTACCCACAGTGGCCAAACTTCTGGGCAAGGCGTAGGAGGTGTCTCTATATGCTGTTGAGCTTAGTATTGCGCCAGTCATGTTGTAAGTGCTGCCAGTTTCATCCACTGTGACATTTAAGCCAGTCAGTTGAAACATGTATCTAAATGGTCCAGAAATAATTGCTACTTCTCCGCCTTCATCTTCATCATCTGCATATGCAGTATATCCCTGAAATCTGATTTCCAAATACAGAATAGTTTGTGAATTGGATTCGTGTTCCAGATAACCTTTTGCTAATTGTATTTGATCCAGAAAATCTGCAGCACCTGGTTGGTGAATATCAAATGTGATTGTTTGTGTGTGGGTACTAGCAGTATCATACTGAACGTCCATTTCCACATTATCTATGCTAGCACCAGTTACACCAGTTTGTGCTAGCACCACAGTGTCACCAGGATCAGCAAACAGGATATCCTTCTGTCCAGGATTTCTGATAGTGTATAATTTCAGATTGTACGACGGGTTTGCATACCTGTCCAGTATGTTACCATATGTGGGTGCACCCACAAAATCGTTATATTCTACTGGTACGTTCTGTGCGCCTTGTGCCATAATTTTTACTTTACTGTTGTGTTAACCTAGCCAATGCACGTTGGGGAGGTACAATGATCTGTTTGCCTGCTGTGAAATCTGCAATCGGGTCTTTCAGTATTTCTGGATTTCTCAAACTGAAAACCCACCATAATCTGCTGTTGCCATATAATTCGTATGCTAATAAATCAGGTCGTTCCTCATAGGCATGACCAATTTCATATAATTCGTCGTCTGTGGTTTTGGGTATTTTGGGCAGTGTGTTAACTCCCAGAAATAAACCATCTTCTGTTACTGGTGCATTTTTTAAAAAACTATCAGTTCTGTGTATTTTAGCCATTATACAAATCCGCCATTTCCATCATTATACAATTTGCCGTTTGTGAGTTCTTCCAGGTTAAATCTCCTGCGTAATTTATGCGGAGTATATGTTGGAGTTAAGGTAACTGTTAAGTTAGTGACGGTGGGCACATATGTTACTTCATTACCTGAGTTACCGTCAGTACCATCAGAATCTGAATTTATACCAGTCACCACGGGCACATAGTCACAATCATCTGGTAATTGCATAGTATAATTAGTGATCACAACAGGCACTTTGTTAAATCCGTGGTCTCCCATGTATTCAAATAGTAATACTGGGGGTGGTGTTCCATATCGTCCACTTGCCACTGCACTGTCACCATAATATGCTTTTGTTGCTACTCGTAGGAAAACTAACACTGCTAGCAGATATCTGGCCTCGTAAGCATCATTGGCTGTGAAGTCTGCTGTTAATGAAAGATCTGGTGCTCTGCCATTCACAAATGTGTTGATAGGGTAATTTGAACCCTGTGGGTCAGCCTGACTATAGTTTGCAGAACCACTTAAATAGATTGTGGGTGTGTATTGCCAAACCAGGCCGCCTGTTTCTTCTATAGGTTTAAGCAGATAATCGTTACTGCCCAGTCTGCTGTAAAATTGTGCTGCACCACCTTTTTTAGGTCGCAATCTGGCTCTCCAGTCTCTGGAGTTTTTCAGTGCACCACTGCTGGGTACAGGGTTACCACGCAGGGCAAGTTCCTCATTTTCAGATTGAGCGTATTTTACTCTGATTAAGTTTGCATACGTGTTATCACTATAATCAGGTGGTCCTCCGCCTAATCCAGGCAGAAAAGCGTCTAACCCCCCACCGACAAGTCGAGGCAATTCGCCTGGCAGTTTGCCTATATCTTCTCGGATCTCTTCTAATACCCTATTTTGAAATGCACCTAAAAATCTCGCCATGTTTATCTCCTATGTCAATATTTATCCATATCATTAAAACTAGTTTTTATTGTGGTCAGATTCTGGACGAAAAATCTTGACATCCTGATAGATATATGTATAATAGTAGTATAAATCTATAGGAGCAACTGACATATTATGGCAGCAAAGAAACAAAACTATTTGAATAACAAAGACATTTTAAAGGAAATACACAAAAGCAAGATGTCACACTGTTATGTTGAAGACGAAAAATATTACTATTATGATATTATCCTGGATGATATTAATGAAATCACACCAGAAAACATCAAACAAGCAAAACTAAATCAGGCAAGTCGTAGACAGAGTGAAGCATATGCAGAAGCCATGAGCACACACGATGTCAAGGATTACCGTAACAAGCCCAAGCAAAAAGACTTTGCAGTGGACATAGACACTATTGCTGATGACGAAGTGGTTTTTCGTGTGATGACTTATAGTCATGTGCCTGAAGACCCTGAAAGAAAGAAAACTGTGAAAACTGTTGCTGATGCACACAGTAAGGTTAACTTTCCTCCCTACAAGCATTTTGCATTCCAGAATGGTGAATTAAAAGAAGTAGCCAGAAGTCACTGGTTGGGTAGCCTGAGCAATGGACACTTTAGTACTACGCACGGCAAGCTCACAAACAAACTGGGCACAATGTTTTTAAAACTGGTGGAAAGATATTCACACAGATCCAATTGGCGTGGTTACACTTATGTGGACGAAATGCGTGGACAAGCATTACTGCAATTGAGTGAGGTGGGATTAAAGTTTAATGAAGCAAAATCGGATAATCCATTTGCTTACTACACTGCCGCTATCACAAACAGTTTTACCAGAGTGTTAAACCTGGAAAAACGCAATCAAAACATTCGTGATGACATTTTGATTGACACTGGGCACTTACCCAGCTTTAGCAGACAAATTGAGCACGAAGATGAAATGCGTAGACTCAGAGAAAATGTTGAAAATAACACAGAAGCAGTAGATTCATACGAGGACATTTAATGTCACAATTATTCAAGAAAGCGGCCTGCTTTACTGATATTCATTATGGGTTAAAGCAGAACAGCCGTGTGCACTTGCAGGATTGTCACAGGTTTGTGGATTGGTTTATTGCAGAAGCAAAAGCCAGAGACTGTGAAACATGTATCTTTTTGGGCGACTGGAGTCATCACAGAGCCAGTGTAAACATTGCTACCATGAATGCCAGTATTCAGGATTTTAAAAAACTGAATGATGCATTTGAAAAGGTGTATTTTATTACTGGTAACCATGACTTATACTACAGAGACAAACGTGAATTAAATAGTGTGGAATATGCCAGAGACCTGCCAAACTTTGTGATGGTGGACGACTGGTTTGTTCAGGACGATGTGGCCATTATTCCATGGCTTGTGGGCGATGAGCACAAAAAACTAAAAAAGATCAAAGCCAAATATATGTTTGGACACTTTGAACTGCCTTACTTTAAAATGAATGCAATGGTGGAAATGCCAGACCATGGTGGTATTAAAGCAGAAGATCTCAGTGCTCCTGATTATGTGTTTAGTGGACATTTCCACAAACGCCAGTATAAAAATAACATACATTACATGGGTAATGCTTTCCCTCATAATTATGCCGACGCTGGCGATAATGAAAGAGGGGCAATGTTCCTGGAATGGGGTGGAGAGCCACAATATGTTAACTGGCCTGATTGTCCTAAGTATTTGGTGTTAACACTGAGTCAAATGTTGGACAAGCATCAAGAACTACTTGACAAATATACCCATGCTCGTGTAAAATTAGATATTGCTATCAGTTATGAAGAAGCGAACTTTATTCGTGAAAAAATGGCTGAACAGTATAATGTGCGTGAACTACAACTCATGCCCATTAAAGAAGAAGACACAGAGTATGAAGGTGGCGATATAAGTTTTGAGAGTGTGGATCAGATTGTGGTTGCACAATTGGATCAGTTGGAAAGCGACACTGTGGACAAAAATAAACTTATTGAGATTTATAACGGATTAGAAATTTAACATATGTTAAACATTAAAAATGTAAGTGCACGAAACTTTATGAGTATTGGTGCACAGACACAGGCTGTAAATTTTGACGGTAATCAGCTCACATTAGTGTTAGGACACAACCTGGATATGGGTGGTGATGGTAGCAGAAATGGTACTGGTAAAACCACTATCATTAATGCTCTCAGTTACGGCTTATACGGCGAGGCATTAACCAATATCAAACGTGACAATCTTATCAACAAAACAAATGGTAAGGGCATGATGGTCACAGTGGAGTTTGAAATTGCTGGCGTACAATATCGCATAGAGCGTGGCAGACGACCTAATGTGTTGCGTTTACTTGTGGATGGTGTGGAGAGAGTGGATGACGATGCTCAAGGCGATAGTCGCGAAACACAAAAAGCAATCGAAAAGATTGTGGGTTTCCCACATGAAATGTTCAAACACATTGTTGCACTAAACACATATACTGAACCGTTTTTAAGTATGCGTAACAATGATCAACGTGCCATGATAGAGCAGTTGTTGGGTATAACTGATCTAAGTACCAAGGCTGACATTCTTAAAGATCTGCTAAAAGACACCAGGGACAGAATTAAAGAAGAAGAAATACGTATCAATACTGTACAAGCAAGTAATGAGCGTATTGGAAAAAACATCAAAGAGATTGAAAGTCGTAGCAAAGCCTGGACTGTGACATACAATGATAAACTGTCTGGCATGGAGCAAGCATTAACATCGCTAGCAGAGCTGGATGTGGATGCAGAAATTTCTGCACACAAACAGAATGCTGATGCTAAAGAACAACAAGAAATACTGAACACTATCAAGAAAGAGCTAACAAATGCTGAGACCAGTTTTGAACGCAGTAAAGAAAAACTGGATGGGTTGCACTCAGATTTAAAAAGTGCAAAAGAGGGTGTATGTCCTGCATGTGAACAACCTACTGCACATCTGGACACACATGAACAATACACAAAAGATCTGGAAGACAAGATTGCAGAAGAAACTGTGTACAACAATCAGAAATCTGAAGAAATTTCAGAGCTGGGTGAGGCAGTTGAGTTTATTCAGGTACCTGATGTACAATCAACGTTTTATGAAAATATAGAACAGGCATATGAGCACAAACACAATTTGGAAAGTTTGGCTGAACAAATTGTTGAGAAACAATCAGAAGAAAATCCATACATAGAACAAATACAAACTCTAAAAGAAACTGGGTTGGAAGAAATAAGTTGGGATTATATCAATGAACTAACTGAGCTCAGAGAGCATCAGGACTTTTTATATAAACTGCTCACAAACAAAGACAGTTTTATACGTAAACGCATCATTGATCAGAACATTGCATATCTAAATCACAGACTGAGTTACTATCTGGATAAAATTGGTTTGCCACATGAGGTTAAGTTTGCCAGTGATTTAAATGTGGAGATTACAGAATATGGCAGAGACTTAGACTTTGATAACTTGAGCAGAGGCGAACGTAACAGACTTATACTGAGTTTGAGTTGGGCGTTCAGAGACATTTACGAAAGTTTAAATCATCCAATGAACTTGTTATGTGTGGACGAACTTATTGATTCAGGTATGGACAGCATGGGTGTTGAAAACAGTCTTGCTATACTCAAGAAAATGAACAGAGAACAAAAGAAAAATATTTTGTTGGTGTCGCACAAAGAAGAGTTAGTAGGACGTGTGAACAATGTGCTCACAGTGATCAAGGAAGGCGGATTTACCAGTTACAACACTGACACAGACTTCGTTTCTTAACACAATCAGTTTCACAGACTCGTAAATAGAATTATGAGTCCATGGCTACATCAGGGTACCGTAATAGATAACTTACCAGAAAATTGCGAAGCATTCGTTTATCTGATCACGAACAAAATAAATGATAAAAAGTACGTGGGCAAAAAACTTGCAAGGTTTAAAACAACTAAACCTCCACTAAAAGGCAGAAAGAACAAACGTCGTGGTTACAAGGAAAGTGACTGGCGAGATTACTGGGGCAGTTCAGATCATCTAAAGGCAGATGTCGCTGAGCTGGGAGAAGAAAATTTTACCAGAGAAATATTACACTTTTGCCCTAGCAGAGGAGTTGCTAGTTATTTAGAAGCAAAAGAACAATTTGATAGGCAAGTATTGTTGACAGACGAGTATTATAATGGTATAATAAACGTCAGAGTGGGCGGATCAGAAATTTTACGTGAAGCTCTCAACAAGGACTAACTATAAATTGACCAACATGGCTCACATGGCTTACACAGACACCCAGTCACACTCACAAGGCATATCATAAACAGCACACAAGGTTGGCGGGCCGGATAGGATTACCGCTGTGGAAAAACTGGCGAAAACGTAACCAGACACGTACACATTGAGACACACCCACTGGTGTTAAGTATTAATGTAGATTGAATGCTGTCAATCAAAACACTGCAATGCACATAAAAACTGTTTCTGTTGAAGCGAGAGAACAGGTAATACATTATGTATGATGTCGACGTAGGTTGGGAAAGGTCGGAGCCCATTGTGTAGCAGATAAACACCTACCTTCAGTTGTGGTCGAAAACACTCGTCAGAAGAGCGTTAGCGATTTTTTTATATGAAGCCTAAATCAGGCTTCGTATGGCCTCAACATCTGTCAGAAGTACTTTTAATAATATGATTCACTTGATCGAATATAAAAAATATTCCAACAAATGAATGAACGAGCAAAGCGAAGTGAATGAATGCAGTTGGAAAGGCCTTTAGGCCTCGACATTTGACATATTAAGATAGTTATAAGTGGCATGCCAATCCGCCACAGGGTAAACACGACCACTACGATCAAGAACTTTCAGAGATAATGTATAATCATTTCCGTTTTGATCACATCTATCTCCAAAAAAGTGTAAGTTATCATCAGTATCAAAATCAGTAATAATCTGAGCTTTATCACAGCCTGTAGGGAAAATGTCTAACCCAGTTTCTCCACCCACTTTGGCAATCACAGTGTCACCAAACATCTGGTTAAACTGTTCTGATATATGTTCACGTTCTTTGTTAATACAGTCCCAGGTGTAGTATTGTTTGCGTTGTTGTGAGTCAGCATTTCTGCCCACTACACTGAAGTTAACCATGCCGCACCTGTGTTCAAAATGCAAGCCTGTGCGTAATTCAAACTCACTGTCTGTGAGCTGTTGATTCAGCCAGGACTCCATGTGCTCTGGCAATGTCCAATCAGATCCTCTGATCAGTGTGTCTTGTTCCCACACTTCATTACCACTACAGTTGTACACTCTGGCACACAAATCATATATCTGTTTGCCCACTTGTTCCAGCGTTTTTGGTCTGTCGCTGCCAGTGACCAGATAAACATCGTTGTCAGTTGCAAACTGAATAAAAAATTTTTCAAATTCAGGATCTATAGTTTGACGGCTGGGAGTTAAGGTACCGTCTACATCAAATAACCATTTGTGCGTCATAATTCGTCCGATACAGGTTTTCCTGCTTTTAGTTTGTTGTAGTTGTTGATCACTTTCACAGCCATGGTTCTCTCTTTAGAACTCATGAGCATCGCGTCCTGCCAACTGATGCTTCCTCCGCTGTACACTGCAATTTCGATCAGGCTTTTTTCCAGTGTCTCAGATTCTGTCCTGAGTTTGTTGATTAACTTAATAATCTCTTCAGGTTCTGCTTTTGCTAGGAAGCCGTGAAAAAATTTACAGGGTCAAAACCAATCTCCTGTTCAAATGTTTCTGAACATTCTTCACATTCCAACTGAATGGTTTTTATCACGCCAATTTTGTTCACTTCTGCAATACTGTTTTCTATGCTGTGCCCTATACTGCTCTCACAATTTTCCAAAAATTCGCGAATTTGATCTCTGTTTGTTACCACAAACTCTTCGCCTTCTGGATCATTGCCACGTATACTGGCCACGCTGTCCACAATTAAATCAAAGTTAAGTGCCGCAATTTGCATAAAGTTACTGTTAAATGCTTTTAATTGCTCCATCTCATCTTCAATTTGTGCTAAACTCTGTAAACTGCGGGTGCTCTGGAAATTAGCAACTCCTGCCTTCACTGTGCTTTCGTATGTATACGGTCTGATCTCAATAACCAGTCCGTGATCAGTATTAAACTTATACGAATCTTTCAGTCTGGTCATGCTGTCCAGTGCACCTTCAATGCTGATAACACTGGTGATGGTCTCATCACATTTTGGACACTTGCCGTTGACTTCTACTTCGTCTCCACCAGTTGCACTCTGAATAGCAATCAGCAGTGTGTCTACATCGTTACTGATTAATAATCGAGGTTTTTTAACTGCTGGTACACAACTGGCAATCACTTGAGCAACTGCTTCACCGTTCAGCAATGCATCAGGATTCTTCATGATCATCTCATCTTTGGCAGTCATGGGGAAAATAGCGAGCTCGTTGGTTTCAGGCCACTCTATAACACCTTCGTCATAAAACTTGCCTCCGGTAGGTAAACCAGTGTACAACTTGGGTGCACGGTAAAAACCTGATAATGGATTTTGTGTGTTTGCCATTTAAAACTCCTGTTAATAAAATGGATAAATATTGTAAAGTGTGATTTATCCACAAGGTATTTATCACCATAAAAACAGCATTTAATAGAGAACTGAATGGCAAACATTACATTACCAGACGGCACAGTGATACCAGAATACGCTCTGGAAACCACTCAAGCCAGCATGGAAAAACTACTCACTGCACTTGTGGGCTCTGACGAAAAGGCCATGAAGCATTATGAAGCTCTGGTTAAAAACGCCAAACAACAAACTACAGACGGCAAGGCAGCCAATCAGACTGCTGAAGAAAGTTTAAATGCACTGAAAGAAATTCAGAAAGACACCAAAGCAGGAAAAAGCATGCTGGGATCATCACTAAGTGTGATGGGCAATGTGGCAGATGGAACCAGTAATCTACTGATAAAATTGGGTGTTGCTGCAAGTGGAGCAGCACTTAGTGGTATCAGTTTATTAGCAAAAAATGCGTACAACCTGGGCACCTCATTAGCAGACCTAGGACAAGTAGGTATAGGCTTGGAAGGCATAAATGACACCACTCCCAGCACCATAGCCAGTTTAAACCGTTTGGGTTTAACTAGTACAGAGGCCGCAGATCAATTGTTCAATTCAGCTAGCACTATTGCAGCCATAGGACAAAAGCAGTTTGTTCAGGTTAACGCTGTGTTAGCAGATATGACAAACAGTGGTGCCAGATTTGGTTTAACCATGAGCGGTCTTGCCAACATAGCAGCAGAAGATCTGGAAACCAGACAAAAATTAGGTATCCTGGACAATCTGAATGCAAGTCAGGCCGCACAAAGAAGTCAAGAGCTATACCAAAGCCAGATGGATGCTACCAAATTGCTGGGCAAAACCATAAACGATATAAGACTAGCCAGCCGTAATACCCTGCAAGGAAATGCAGAGTTTGCACTCAGAGTGCTGGATATAAGCAGCAGACTGGATGCCGAATCTGCACGTGGTTTTGTACAAGGCATGGAAATGGGCCTGGGTGCACTAGCCGGAAGTGGACTTGGCGATAGCCTAATTGATCAGATCGGTAACGAAATAGGTGCTGCTGTGGCATTTGCCAGTGACGGTGGACAGGAACTGTTTAGAACATTAAACTTTATAAACCCTGCTCTCACCGAGTCTGTGAGAAACATGAACCAGATTGCTAAATCTGACTCTCCTCAAAAGATTGCTGGCGCCATGGATAAGTTTAATGAGCAACTGCTGAACACTGCCGCTGATATGGGCAGTGAAGAATTTAATGCACTGAGTGCTCAATTGTTGGCAGGAAACTTTGGACAATTTGGTAGAGATCTAGCAATCAGTTTAGGTGAAATCAGAATAGCTGCAGGAAATTTGGGTAAAGACACAGCCGCAGAATTTTCTCAACTGGCCCAGGGTGCCAAAACATTCGATAATGCCATGGCCAAGTTTAGTGGCGGTATTACCGGCATGTTTAACGAAATGAGCGGTGCACTGGGTCCTGCTGTTGGCGGACTTGCAGGAGCATTTACTGACACCATGAACGAATTACCTGCAGGTGCTACAAATCTCAAAACTTACATGGACGAATCAGGAAAGATATTAAGAACCTATACAGATAAGTCCGGTAATGAAATCACTGAAAACATCACAGATCAGATAGGCATAGCCACACAGTTCAAATTCACCATGCGTGATATTTCTCAAGCATTAGCTGAAGCATTTGGCGGTGCTGAGGGAGACTTTAAAAATCTGGGAGACATGCTCAGAGCAAACGTGGTGCCTGCAATCAGAAATTTTGGTGATTGGTTCCAGAGCGGCGGTTTTGAAAAAATTAAAAGTGCATTTTCATTTGTGGGCGGTGTGCTGTCAGGCTTTGGTGAAGCAATAAAATTTGTAGCAGACATTGTCACTACTACACTGATGCCAATGTTTGGTTCCGGAGATGGCGACAAACTTTCAATAGATTTTGCAGAGTTGGGCAAAACTATTGGACTGTCCATTGCAGGGTTTATAGCACTCACAAAAACAGTTAAACTGTTAAACGCTGGCATGGGAGTAGCCAAAACAGTTGGTGGGTTGTTCAAGGGTGGTGCTGGTGCAGCATCGTCAGCCGCAAGCAGTGTTGGTGGCGCAGCAGGCGGAGCCGCCGCTAAAACAGGTGCCGGCATTGCTAAATTAGGAAGAGGTATTGGCAGTGGTGTGGGTGCTATTTTTTCAGGATTAGGTAAAGGACTAGCCGCAGTACCAGTCGCGGCACTCAAAGGTGCCGGAATTATTGCTGGTGCAATTACTATACTAGCAGGTGGTGTTAAAGCCGCGGCGTTTATTCTCAACATGGGCGGCGAAGATGGTCTCAAACAATTAAGCAGTGGCTTTGCCAGCTTTAATGATATAGACGGCAGGAACCTGGTATCTGTGGGTGCAGGACTAACTGCACTGGGTTTGGGATTAGCAGCTTTTGGAGCAGGCAGTGTGGTAGGTGCACTGGGCAACTTAACTGCAGGACTGATGGACAGCATGAATAAATTCTTTGGCGGCTCCACCATATTTGAAAAAGTTGAAGAATTTGCAAAATACAATTTCCCTGTAGACCGAATTAAAAACAATGCTGAGGCAATTGTGGCATATGCCAAGGCCATGGCATCTGCTGGTGGTGGCACTGTGGCTTCCAGCATGGGTAACTTTATAGCGTCCATTACAGACGGTTTAGTTAAATTGTTTGGCGGAGACACACCACTGGAAAAAGTACAAAAATTTGGTGATATGCAAATTAATTCAGAAGGCATATTGCAAAACGCCGATGCACTCAGAACTTACGGGATTGCCATGTCAGAGCTAAGTGATATAGATTATCCTGGAAACACAATAGGCAGTTTCTTGTCTGATATAGGGTCTGGCTTACTAAGTTTACTGGGTGGCGACAGTCCTCTGGAAAAACTTCAAGATTTTGGTGACATGAATATTAATGCACAAGGTATAAACACTAATGCCACAGCCATTGCTACCTATGCAAATGCCATGCAAAGTCTAAGCAGTTTGGGCGATATTGCTGATCCAAACACTGCAGCACTGGATGCGTACACGTCATCGTTAAAATCTCTTACAGAGCTGGATGCAGACAGTCTGGTGTCCATTAGCCAAGCCATGGAAAGAATTAATCGCAACCTGATTGGATCAAATGCCAACACTGTGAGTGTAACAAATGATGTGCTAAACACAACTGATACCCAAGCAGTGGTGCCTCCTACGCCAGCGATACAGGAACTTGTGGGGCCACCAACACCTGAGTCAGCAGGCACCAGCTCAGTTATGCCGCCCGCCGTAGAGAAATCAGATTCTGGACGTGATTTGTTGAGTGCTGTTAGAAGAACAAACCAAAAACTGGACACACTGATCTCTGCCACACAAAAAGCATCTTGATGTCAAACTTACTGATATATCAATATTTTCGTGACCCAGTGCTGGATGATCAGCCTCATGAAAAACCTTGGCGCCAAATCATGGGCACTGGTTACCACAAACTCAGCAAGCAATCCATCAGCAAGTATGCAGAAAAATGCAATGTGGAATACAAATTTCTGGACCACTATATAGGATACTCCACATTTTACGGCATATTCCTGCCTTTTTTAGAATACTGGGCACACGATTATGATGCTGTTTGTTTTGTGGACAGTGATGTACTAGCCACTGTGAATTTTGAAAACGTATTCACACACATGCAACCTGACTGTGTAAACATATCCTTAACTGGCACCAAGAGCAATAACGAATGGTTAGATCAACAGGGCGGTATTGCTAATTCAGGAGTTGTGATATTTCCAAAAAACATATATGGCGACATCACAGACTTTGTGCTGAACAACATCAATAAAAACTCTGGCCGTGGCAAATGGGGTAATTGGGATCAGCTGATAATTAACCGGTTTCTGGTACACTCAAAAAAAGTAAACAATTTGCCTAAACAATTCAACTGGCATATGGGCAAGTATTCAAACGACAAAAACAGCAGATGCTCACAGACTCTGATACATTATCATGGAAAATTCAAAGTATTAATAGAAACTGAATTTCATGATGAATGCATACTGAAATAGTACTTGCCGATATATTTTTCAGGTTCTTGTTTTTTGGGATAAATAGTTGCATATAACTTTAAAAGAGACATTATATGAGTTGGAGAAAACACTTTACACCTGTAGACAACAGTGGCATGCCTTTAAATGTTCAGGGCACACCTTCCACTGGCATGCCGGGTGCTGCAAGTAGCCGTTTCGAAAGCTGGTTACCTGAAGTTTATGCTGGCTCTCCTAATCGTCTGCTCAGATATATGCAGTACGATAACATGGACGGTGATTCAGAGATTAATACTGCTTTAGATACTATAGCAGAATTTGGCACACAAGAAGATGATTACAATGGTTTACCATTTAGTGTTAATTATCATGAAGATCCGTCTGATACAGAAAGTAAAATTATCACCAAAACACTAACGCAATGGTGTAACCTAAACGACTTATATAAAAGAGCATTCAAAATTTTCCGTAACACCATCAAGTACGGAGATCAGATTTTTATTCGTGACCCAGAAACATATGAGTTGATGTGGGTAGATCCTGCTAACGTTGAGAAAGTTATCGTTAACGAAAGCGAAGGCAAAAAAATCGAAACATACTTTATTAAAAACATTGATCCCATCACAGCAGAACGTGTAGCAACTGATGTTGCACCAATGCATGCCAGACCTTTTGGAAGTGGTCAAGGTATTACAGGCATCATGAGCCCCACAAACATCAGTGCAACAGGTTATGCACCAGGTTCAGTGGAAGGACAGGATCAAGGTATTCCAGTAGATGCGGCACACGTTGTGCACATCAGTTTAACTGAAGGCATGGACGGTGCATGGCCATTTGGTATCAGTATCCTGGAACCTATTTTTAAAACATTCAAACAAAAAGAGCTGTTGGAAGACAGTATTATTATATACAGAGTGCACAGAGCACCAGAAAGACGTGTGTTTTTTATTGATGTGGGTAACATGCCCCCTCACAAAGCAAGTCAGTATCTGGAGCAAGTTAAGTATGCAGTACAACAAAAACGTATTCCAGGCAAAAACAAAGACGGTGGCAGTGTAGCAGACAGTGCATATAACCCAATGAGCATGCTGGAAGATTACTTCTTTGCACAAACAGCAGAAGGCAGAGGCAGTAAAGTAGACACATTACCAGGCGGTGAAAACCTGGGACAGATAGATGATTTAAGGTACTTCAATAACAAACTTCTACGTGGATTAAGGGTACCCAGTAGTTACCTACCAACCGGGCCAGAAGATGGATCCTCAGTATATAATGACGGAAAAGTGGGCGTTGCATACATTCAAGAGTATAGATTTGCCAAGTATGTGGAGCGTTTACAGAAACAAATTCAAGAAGATCTTGACAGAGAATTCAAGATGTTTGTAAAACATCGTGGTGTTGAAATCGATAGCGGTAACTACTATTTGGAATTCAACAAACCAATGAACTTTAGTTCATACAGAGAAATACAACTGGAAGCAGAAAAAGCACAACTGTTTGCACAAATACAGGCTATACCTTACATGGCCAATCAGTTTAAACTTAAAAAATATCTGGGCTTAACTGATGATGAAATCCGTGAAAACGAAGAGCTGTGGAGACAGGAAAACGGTGCAGATAAAGTAGAACTAGCGGCAAATCAGGAAGGTATTCCTGGATTAGGAGCAATGGGACTGAGACCAGAACCCAACATGAATGTAGATCCAGAAGCTGATGTAGACTTGACAGATATCGAAATGCCTGCAGATGCTGACATGGGAGGTGAAGTTCCGCCCCCACAACCTGGAGGAGAACCAGTACAATGAGATTAAATGAATTTTATGATCCTGCTCGTGATGAATTTACCAAAAGAGATCAGGACGATACTAGAAAAAGCAAGCTCACTCTAGAAGAGCTAAATAAACTACGTAAGTACAGAGAAATAAAGAAACTGGAAAAAATAGAGCATGACAAGTTCGCCAGAACTATGTATGCAGCACCCAGCACAGATAATAACACCATATAAATTATCTGGTTTCTTTGTTAAATAAATTGTAGAACAGCATCAAACACACAAAATGGCTCAGATCTGAGCTATTTCTGTTACATTTCTGTGAATCCCTATAAGTAATAATAAGAAGTTAGACAGTAATTGTCTATCTACTAAACTTATTGGAGGCCACAATGTCAAGAGAAAATTTAGAACAAATTCTTGAACTCCTTTTATCTGAAGAGAACGAAAAAGCTGAAGAAATGCTACATGAGTATGTAGTTGCTAAAGCTCGTGCAGAGTACGAAAAAGTTCTTGATGAGAGCGAAGAAGAAGTTGAAGAAGAAGTTGAAGAATCAACAGATTCAGAAGACACAGAAGCCGTAGAAGAAGCAGAAGAAGTTGAAGTGGAAGTTGAAGAGTCAGAAGTTATTGAAGATGACTTTGCAGATGACCAAGACGAAGCAGAAGCTGAGATTGACGCTGATGAAACAGGCTTAGAAGAAGAAGAGCATGACGAAGAAGAGATGGAAGACGAAGGCGAAGGCGATGACGATCTTGAAGACAAGGTTGACGAGCTTGAAGCAGAGTTAGAAGATCTACGCTCTGAATTTGAAAAGTTAATGTCAGACGACGAAGACAAGCCAGAAGACGACATGGACATGGATATGGATTTAGACATGGATATGGACGACAAAGGCGAAGAAGAAATGGAATCAGTCGAATATGATTTAGATGAAGCAGAAGCTGCAGATTCTGAAGAAATTGATGAAGCCACAAAATTAAGCGACAACGTTGATCGTCAACCACTTGATGGTAAAGAAGTTGAAGCTGACAGCAATGAATCACCATACACAAAAGCACCAGCAAAGTCAAAAGTTGAAGGCGCAGGCGAGCCTGTAAAATCAAAAGATGGCGGCGAAGGTAACAAAGGTGAAGCAGCTAAGGACCACACACCTACAGACAATATTAAAGTTGAGCCTAAAAAGGCGTAGTAGGGAGTAGATTTTAATGGCAACACGTAAACTATACGAATATATGAGCTCAGATCATGCGGGTCTGAAGCTTTTGGAATCAGAGGATGGTAAAGACCTCATGATGAGCGGCTTGTTCATACAAGGAGAAGTTGAGAATCAGAATGGTCGTGTTTATCCAAAGTCTGAAATCCAACGTGCAGTTGAAAGTGTTAGAACTAGATTAAGCAAGGGCGAAACTGTTCTTGGTGAACTAGATCATCCAGAGGAACTACAAATTAACTTAGATCGTGTGAGTCATATTATTGTTGACATGCATTGTGAAGACAATAATGGAATGGGTAAACTTAAAATCATAGACACACCTATGGGTAACATTGCTCGTAGCCTGTTAAAGGCTGGAGCAAAACTGGGCGTAAGTAGTCGAGGTAGCGGTAATGTAAGTGAGAGCGGTAAAGTTTCTGACTTTGATATAGTTACAGTCGACATTGTGGCCCAGCCCAGTGCACCAGATGCATATCCAAAGACAATTTATGAAAGTTTATTTAACATGAGAGGTGGTGCTGTAATTTACAACACTGCTTCTGCAGTAACACACGATACAACCGCAGAAAAACACCTGATGAAGCAAATAACTGCTTTCATCAATGAACTTAAGAAGTAGGAGACTACTATGGCAGGTACATTTAACGAACTACTTGAAGGCACAGAGCTTACAGAAGAAGTAAGAACTGCAATTCAAGAAGCTTGGGAAGGTAAACTTGCTGAGGCACGTGAAGAAGTAACAGCAGAACTCCGTGAGGAGTTTGCTCAGCGTTATGAGCATGATAAAGGTCTTATTGTGGAAGCAATGGACAATTTTATCAGCACAAAAGTTGAAGCTGAAATTTCAGAACTAGCTGAAGACAGAAAATCTTTATCCGAGCAACAAGTTAAGTATCGCAAAGCCATTAGTGAGCATGCAAAACTACTTGACAAATTTGTAACTGAAATGGTTGCAAAAGAAATCAAGGAATTACGTGCAGACCGTAATCGTGTATCAGAGCACGTGAGCAAACTCGATGAGTTTGTAAGCGAGCAGTTAGCTGAAGAGCTAAAAGAGTTCCACGAGGACAAGAAAGCATTAGTTGAGCAAAAAGTCAAAATGATTAGACAAGGCAAAAAAGAACTTGCTGAATCTAAGAAAGACTTTATTAAGAAAGCAGCTGACAAAGTTGAAAACGTTGTCAACAAAGTTATTACTAATGAAGTTAGATCATTCAAAGACGATATCACTAAGGCTCGCGAAAATGACTTTGGCCGTAGAATTTTTGAAGCATTCGCAACTGAGTATAATACATCATACTTAAACGAAGCCAAAGAAATCAAATCGGTACAGAAACAATTAGCCGAAATGGGTAAGCAATTAGCAGAAGCACAGGAAGCCGTTGTATCTCAACAGGAAGCAACAAAGTTAACTGAGTCAAAACTAAGAGTTGCAGAAGACCGTTATGCTCGTAATGAGACACTTAACAGTTTACTAGCACCACTAGGCAAAGAGAAGAAAGAGATAATGTCAGACTTACTTGAAAGTGTTAAGACAGAAAACTTACAGAAGCAATTCGACAAGTATCTACCATCTGTTTTAGATGGCGAGACACCAAGAGTGAAAAAGACAATCACAGAATCAGTAGTTACAAAGGAACACACTGGTAATAAAAAGGCACCTGTGAAAGCAGAGGCCGATGACAACACGGATAGTGTTGTTGAGATTGACACAATCCGTAAATTAGCCGGACTTTCAAAATAATAGGAGTTTAGATCATGGCAAACTTATTTGAAAGCAACTGGTCAGCAACCAAAGATGCGTTGATGGAAGGCCTAACAGGTCAACGTCAAAAAACTATGGATGTTGTCCTTGAGAATGCGAAAAAGCAATTGTCAGAGGCAGCAAGCACAGGCGCAACAGGTGCTGGTTCAGTAGCGACATTAAACAAGGTTATGTTACCATTAATTAGAAGGGTTATGCCTTCAGTTATTGCTAACGAACTAGTAGGCGTTCAGCCTATGACTGGTCCAGTAGGACAAATTCACACATTGCGTGTACGTTATGCAGAAACAGCTGCTGGCGTAAATGCAGGTACAGAAGCTCTATCACCATTTGCATTAGCAAATGCATATTCAGGTTCACCAGACGCTACAGCAAGTGCTGAAGGTACACCAGGACGTAAGATGAGCATTCAAATCTTGAAAGAAACAGTAGAAGCAAAGACAAGACGTCTATCAGCTCGCTGGACTTTCGAAGCAGCACAAGACGCAGAAGCAATGCATGGTGTTGACGTTGAGTCAGAAATCATGGCTGCTTTAGCACAGGAAATCGTAGTTGAAATCGACCAAGAAATTATCGGTTCACTACGCTCACTAGCAGGCGCAGGTACAACTTTAGACTTCGGTTCATTAAGTGGTCAAAGCGTATACGTTGGTGACCGTCATGCTGCATTAGCAATTGAGATCAACAGAGCAGCTAACAGAATCGCAGCTAGAACAAGACGCGGTGCTGGTAACTACGTTGTTGTTTCTCCAGAAGCACTAACAATCCTTCAGTCAGCAAGCACATCAACATTTGCTCGCACAACAGAAGGTTCATTTGAAGCACCTACAAACACTAAGTTTGTTGGTACATTAAATGGTACTGTTAAAGTATTCGTGGACAACTACGCAGCTGATCAAGCTGACGGCGGTCCAGTAGTACTAGTAGGTTACAAAGGTTCATCAGAAACTGATGCTCCAGCGTTCTACTGCCCATACGTTCCTCTAATGAGCACAGGTCCAGTAATGGATCCTGCAACATTTGAGCCAGTAGTGAGCTTTATGACACGTTATGGTTATAAAGAGCTTACAAACACTGCAAGTTCATTAGGTAACGCAGGTGACTACGTTGATGCTATCACATTAGCAAACGTATCATTCCAGTAAGATTTAGTTTACTGAAAGTTAAAGCCCACTTAGGTGGGCTTTTTCTTGACTGAATAAAGTTGCCCAAAAAGTGATAAATAGTTCTATATAATCCGTAAAATGGGAACGAAATCAGAATGGCAAATAAACGCACCTATATCAACGCAGACGAAGAGTTAATAATTCAGGGAAAGCTCACCATTGAGGGCGAGTTCGAACAACGTGATTTAATTAAAAACACTGTGGTACAGGTTGTAGAGTACGACGGTGAACAACTGATAGTTAACAGCGATGGTGTAGCCAAAACTGCTGCAAATGGACAAATAATTTCTGATCAGGTAACAGCGGCATCAGTGGTTTTACATTCAGGCACAAGTAATGTGTTCTTGACTTATAACGAGTCCAATGCTACACTAGCAGTATCTGGTGCAAATGCAGTATTCTCTAATAATATCACAGCAAATAATTACAGCGGTAATATTGTTTTATCAGTACCCAGAAATTTTACAATAAGCGGAGATGGTGTTGCGCCTGCACAAGCATTTGATGGTTCAGGTGACATAGATTTACCACTTACCCTTAACACAGTAAATTCCAATGTCGGTACATTTGGAAATGCCAGCACAGCATTAACCTTTACAGTAAACAATAAAGGCTTGCTCACATCAGTAAGCGAAGCCGCAATAGATATCACAGCTTCACAAGTTAATGACTTTGAAACTGCTGCAGAAGCACTGTTTAGTGTAACCGATGCAGGCGGAGACGGATCATTAAGTTATAGTAATGGCGTATTTACTTACACAGGTCCAAACCAAGCAGAAGCGAATGCCCGTGTAGATGCCAGACTAAGTGGTGGCACAGGCATTGCATACAACAGTGGAGTAATTTCCACAGTGGATGCTGAAATAGTTCACGATGATTTAAGTGGATTTGTTACTAACGAACATATTGACCACAGTGACGTTGATTTAACAGCAGGTGACGGTTTAAGTGGTGGTGGTGATATCACCACGTCAAGAAGTTTTTCAGTTGACAGCACCGTTGTTAGAACTACAGGCGCACAAAGCATTGCAGGCGAAAAAACATTTACAGATCAAATCACACTGAGTGCTGATATTATACCGAGTACATCTAATACTTATAACATAGGTAGCACAACTCATCATGTCAATGATGTATTTGCTAATGTAGTACATGCTGAAAGACTGGATTTAGGTGATGCAGACTTATCAGATATTCATGCAACTTTCTATGCAGGCACACCAACAGGCACACTGGTATCAGCAGACGAAAGTATTGCTGGCGGTTTAATTTACCAACACAAAGCACCAGGGCAAACAGGTGCTGGTGGTTATTTCCGTGTCAATCCAGGAGATGGCCTACAGATTTCAGGCAACGCAGTAGCAGTGGATAGCACTGTGATTAGAACAACAGGCAATCAAAGTTTAGCAGGTACAAAAACATTCACAGGCACAGTGGATTTAAGTGGTGCCACTGTACCCAGTTTTACAGTTGCAGGTAACCTGGATGTTACAGGCAATGTAAACTCTCTTAACTATGTGGATTTACAAGTACAAAATTCAGAAATTATATTAAACAGTAACGTTACTGTAGGACAAGATGCATTAATTAAAAATGAGCGAGGCTCATCAGGCAATGATACATATTTAAAATGGAATGAAGGAACTGACAGATGGCAGTTTAGTAATGATGGCAGTACAGATAATGACATGTTATTGTTGTCAGATTTCAGTGCTGTGGATTCAGGTGGTGATGGTTCATTCAGTTATAACAGCTCAACAGGTGCATTTACCTACACAGGTCCAAGTGCTAGTGAAGTAAGAGCACACTTTAGTGCAGGCACGGGCATAAACATCAGTGCAGGCTCAATCAGCACAAACGATAATGCTATTGTGCATGATGATTTAAGTGGCTTTGTAGCAAACGAACACATAGATCACAGTGGCGTTAGTGTGCTTGCAGGCCAAGGTTTGACAGGTGGTGGTGATATCACTGCCAGTAGAACACTGGATGTTGTAGGCGGAGATGGTATTACTGTAAATGCAAACGACATAGAAGTTGACGCCACAGTAGTAAGAACAACAGGCAATCAAAGTTTAGCAGGTACTAAAACATTCACTGGTGAGTTAATTATCCCAGCATCAGCAGCCACAGCAAACGGTGCAATTTATTATGATAATGCCCAAAGCAAAGCATTTATTTATGTGGGCGGTACAATACAGGAAATTACTCCAGCAGTTTCAGCAGGAACCGTGGAAGATGTAGGTACAACTGGTATAAACATATTTGCAGGCAGCAGAACAGTAGGCAACGTAACATATCAAGGCATCAAGAGCATAGATGCTGGAACATATTTAGATATTTCAGAAGCCAGCAACGTTATCAGCATTGCAGGTAATGTTACACAAATTCGTGGTGCTTTCACATCAAGCAGTGGCATAGATTATGACAGCAGCACTGGTGCATTCACCGCAGATTCTGCCGAGATTAGAAGTTTATTCTCAGCAATAGATTCAGGTGGTGATGGTTCATTTGGCTATAACAGTTCAACAGGTGCATTTACCTACACAGGTCCCAGTGCAACAGAAGTAAGAGCACACTTTAGTGCTGGCACAGGCATCAACATTGTGGGCGGTGTGATCAGCACAACAGCAGACGATTACGACAGTTGGACATTACAAACTGACTCAGGTGGCGGCAGTGCAGAAACCATAACCAGTAGCGAAACAGTAACATTCCAGGGCGGCACAAACATCACTGTTACCAATGTGGGCAATGTGGTCACAATCAGAAATGATAATGCAGCAGATATAGAAAGTGTTACTGCCGGCACAGGCTTAACAGGTGGTGGTAGTGCAGGTGCAATAACATTGTCACTAGACGAATCGCATGCTAGGGGATTAATAAGTGCATCAGGCAATCTAAGTTATAACAGCACCACAGGTGTAATGAGCTTCACAGAAAGAACTGACTCAGAGGTCAGAGGTTTAATAAGTGCAAGTGGCGATATATCATACAATGACTCAACTGGTGTAGTCAGCTTCACAGAAAGAACAGACGCAGAAGTGCGTGGTTTAATAAGTGCAAGTGGAGATTTAAGTTATAACAGCACCACAGGTGTAGTTAGTTATACAGAACCCACAATGTATGCAGACAGCGATGCAAGAAGTGCTATTAGTGCAAGTGGTGATTTAAGTTATAACAGTGGCACTGGTGTAATGAGCTTCACAGAAAGAACAGATGCAGAAGTCAGAGGTTTAATTTCAGCAGGCGGTGACTTATCATACAACAGTACTACTGGTGTTATGAGTTATACCAGAGGTCCTGGGGATATCGAAAGTGTTACAGCAGGCACCAACCTAAATGGTGGCGGCACATCAGGTGCAGTTACACTCAACCTGGACACCACACTAACAGGCATGACAGCGGCCACATTCAGTGGTACAGTAACAGCAAACCTGTTCAGCGGCACAGCAACAAGTGCAAGATATGCTGACTTAGCTGAGAAATATGAATCAGATCAAAATTATGTTGCAGGCACCGTGGTTGTATTTGGTGGTGAAAAAGAAATCACAGTAACCAATCAACACAATGACCACAGAGTTGCAGGTATCATATCCACAGATCCTGCATACATGATGAACTCAGAAGCAGATGGACAATATGTAGCACTTCGTGGAAGAGTACCATGTAAAGTTATTGGTCCTGTACGTAAAGGTGATGTATTAATCACATCCAGCAGACCAGGTTTTGCTCAAGCATGTGCTAATCCAATGAGCGTAAGTGCATGTTGCATAGTGGGTAAAGCACTGCAAGATCTAGAAACTCCGTCAGAAAGCGTCATAGAAGTAGTTGTTTAACACAAAACGATAAATACTTATAACGGCGTAGACAGTGTGGCTTCACACTGACAATGTTTTTACAAACATTGAACTGACCGGGGAAAAAGTTAATGGCGATTTTTGGAAATTTCAAAGGTACAACTAAATCTGAGTTTCAGATTGGCAAATCATCTGGAACTAAAATATCTTCAGGCACACTGCCTGATTCAGATTTAACCGCAGGCGACATATATTTAGACGCCTCAAACACCAGTTTACAAGTCTACACAGGCAGTGCATGGCAAAACATTGGTAGTGCATTACCAGAACTAAATGTGGATTCAGGTACACTGTTTGTGGATAGTGCAAATGATACAGTCAGTATTGGTTCTGTCAGCTCAAACGAAAAATTATTTGTAAACGGCAGTTTGAGATTAGGTACCAACCCAAGCCTACAACACTCCGGTGCATATTTAGATCTAAGACATTCAAATGGTTCTGCTACACAGGTTCGTGTCAGAGATAACAGCAGTGGCAGTGACCCCATATTCAAAGTTTATAATGCCAACAACAGCTCAGAAGTATTTAAGGTACAAGGTGCAAATGTAAGAATACATGATGCATACAACATGCCCACAGCAGATGGTACTGCTAATCAAATACTACAAACAGATGGCTCCGGCACACTGAGTTTTGTGGATAACAGTGCCACACCAGGCGGTGCTAATACGCAAATACAGTTTAATGATGACGGTGCGTTTGGTGGACATGCCAATTTATACTTTGACAAAAGTGGAGAGGTTTTTCAGTGTCCAAGTACTAAAAGTACAACAATC